TTATACAAATAGTATCAACTAATACTGCTGTCTGTAAATCCGCTCTTGTGTATCCAAGTTTTATTAACCTTGCTTCTACATAGTTTTCCGCTTCATCTATCCTTAAATCAATATCGGTATCAAGCCAACCTGCCCTTGTGATTAGGTCGTTTATGGTTTTGTCTTTTACTTCCGTAGCGGTTATATAATTATGTGCCATATATTTATTTTATAATTGCAACCGCAGGCTTGAAAACCTGCGGAAAAGAAAACTCCAATGGCTAAATTGGTTATTTCTTTCTATATAAAATCGTCAATCCTACGTCTGATGTTGTGTAACTATCAATGTAAACTTTCATACTTGTGTCAAAACTCAACCATTGCTGTCTGTATTCAACAAATAAAGTATCTCCCATAGGTACTACATATCTTACCTTTTTTGATACTGTTGAAGTTGAACCATCACAGACATACAAGGTTATAATAGAACTACTATTGTTTGCCACCTGGATTGCATCAATAGTCACAGGATAGGCGTAAGCCGTAACAGTAGTCGTGGAACCAGTAGCATTATACATCAATGCGTGGCTTGTTCCAAAAGACACAAGAACCAGAAACAGAACCAGAAATCCTAAAAATATTCTTTTCATACCACTTTCCTCCCGTTTGTTTTTTTTATACGACTGTTGTAAAGATATAGCCTGCGGTATTAGCCACAATGGCTTTATCATACTTGTCGTTTACTCTTATCCAATCCGACCTCGTTTCAGGTTCTCTCCATTTCTCAACGTTCCTGTAACCTTCTTTTCTGAACAGAAAAGCATAGGAGATAGTTTTCACAGTCGCTCTCGGATTCACATATGCAAGGATTACACAGTTTGACCACAGTTGTGTAAGCGTCTCGGTTGACTGTCCTTCTTTGTCGCTGACATATCCCGATAAACCGATAACCACTTCATCAACTTCAAAGAACTGTGCAAGTAACTGCGGAGTAGTAACTCCGAGATGTGTGTATTTGATTTGTTCTCTGATTTGAGGGTGATTTTTGATTTTCTTAAACACGTCGTTTGAGATTATCATTATGTTCGGTGACAAGAATATTGAGTTTTCAATCTGCTTTATAGCGTCTTGAACCTGTCCGAGCGGGTCGCTTGAATTGTCACTCCATTTATCAGTTCCCGTGAGGGCTTTCTGGTTTGATGCTCCGTAATTGGTTACGTCCTGTGCTATCGCTGAAAGAGTGTATTCTAAGTTTAACAACCCAATATTTGTTATGTATTCGGTTGAATCGGCGTCGTATCTGATTGGGTCATCAGCGTTGTCCCTGATTTCATCAATCAATTGCATCTCGTTTGAATGTTCTTTCACTCTATATGCGTCGCTCTTTGAAATTGTCCACTCTACCTTTTTACCTCTACCGCCAGGTGCTCTTGTATCGTCCTGAATACGGAAGTCCTGCTTACCGTAAATAAAATATACATCACTATCTTTTCTCACAGGCAATACGGTAAATAATCTTTCGCCTATGAACTTTGCGTTTTTATACTTGACGGAGACGTTCGTCAACGCAACATCTATATGGACATCTCTTACAGTTGGTGCACTCATTTGTTTATTCCTCCTGCGTTAGTTTTTTTAAAATTTACAAATTAGGCAACGTATAAATGAATAACCAAAACTTCAATTATATCATTATCTACGCCTGCCTCCATAGCGATTGCTCCGACCATTCCTGCCGCACCTGTTTTTACAGCGTCGCCACTTGAATCCGATATCAGCATATCGCCGATTGCGACTGTTCCGCCGAGTTTTAACTTTGATGTTCCACCGATACACACAAGACCTGCGACGCCATCAGCGTCAGGTTTGTCCTGCAATATACCAAGAGGCATTAAGTTTGAACCTGCTAATTCAAGTTTGCCAGATGTGGTGTTCTTTTTAACAAAACGATACTGACCAGTTGTGCTTAAATCCGATGCCGATGCTACACTAACGTGCATTATTGGTGTTGACTGTGACATTTTACTTTCCTCCTGTCATAAATTTATTTGCGAGAATCAGGGCTTCCCTATAAGGGATTTTTTCCTTTTTCTCTATCCTTTCTGCAAGGATGTGGAGTTCAATGTTCTTGACCTCTTCTCCTTTTTCAGAATACTTTTTTACGATTTTATCTTTTTCCTCGTCTGTTACTTCTTCCGAAAACTTCTCGTCATCTTTTGCTGTTGATTTCAGAAGTTCTTGGAGTATGACTGACTTCCCTTTTACAAGTTCCGAAAGCATAGTGAAAAACAATTCACGTGCATTCAGTTCCTTGTCGTCAAACTTTACAATACTGTCCACTCCTTCAAGAACTTCACTGAACTTATCAATGTATTTGTCAAGGGCAGGAATAAGAATACCCCTGTTTTGTATTTTCAAGTCCTCTGTCATTTTTTTGAGTTTTTCTTTCTGCAACTGTTTTATCTTTTCCTGCAACTCGGCGTATTTCTTTTCCTGTTCCACTTTGTCTGCGTCAACTTTCGTAGTGTCTTCTTTTTGCCTTGTTGCTTCTATTTCCTGTTTCCTTTCGGGTGTCATAGCGTGGTGGTAAATCCAACCGCAAAGTGCTTCTGGATTGTCCGCAGTCCCGCTGACACTTGAAACACATTGGTCAAACCAACCTTTCGGCGGTTTCAGGTCATCAGGAAATCCGTCGGCTTTTACCATCTTACCGAGTTCATCTTGCTTTTCTTTCGGTAGTGCTTTATATTTTTCAATCATAGGTGCCACTTCTTCGGGCTTCCAGTCCTTTGGTTCTTTTTTCAATAAATCCTTATATTCGGCAATACCTTCTTCTTTCGGTGGTTGGCCAGATTTTGCTTCATCGGGTTTTGCTTCGGGTGGTTTTGTTTCATCTGGTTTCTGACCGTCAGGGTTGCCTTCTCCCATAGCAGGAACACACTTCTGTGACGCTTCGTCCCATTTCATACCTTTCGGGCAGACCTTTCTTTCTTCTTCCTTTCCTGCGTTGTCTGTCGTAACGCTTTCTGGAATACATCTCCCGACAGTAACGTCCCACTTGAAGTCAGGCGGACATTCTGGATTAGGGTTACCTGCACCATCTACGAATTTACTTAATCTTTCTTTTGTTAAAATCTCTGCGTATTCGTCCACAGTAATGGAGTCTTTTTTCTTTTCCTCCATATATTTTTTGACCACTTCCACGCAACACGGTGACATTTTCTCAACATCTTTTAACGTCCAAATACGTTCCATCTTGTTTACCTCCTGTAAATCTTTTTCTGAAAATGTGGCGAAAGTGAAACTCGCCTCGCTATTATATAATGCCTGTATATCTCCAAGACCTTTTATAGCAGGAACATCACCTCCGAGTAACGCTACTGCTCTTAAAACTTTCCCAATGTTCTCGCCAGTAGTCGGATGTTTGAATTCGTTGTATATCTCAGCACTAATCTTGCTGTATGCTCTTTTATCAATAAGTTCCTTTACTTTCTTCGGAACATCGCCTATATCAACAAATATCTGGTCGCCGATACGATATATCTTGTCAACATATCCGCCCGCAGGCAGTCCGTCGTTTTTAAGAAGTTTCTGCTCTTCATTGTGTCCAAGTTTTATCGGTGGTTCGTGAAGGTGTGAATTAAGAAGTGCGTTTGTATTGGTTACTATTTCATCTATGTCATCAATCGTGAAGTTCTGTCCTTTGTGGTTTCCTGCTTTGAATACGGGAACGCTTGTTACAGTAAAGACATTCTGATTTGCTGATACTTTTCTTCTGTTTCCGACTTTTAGTCCAGCAGGTATATGGACATCGGTTGCGGTTGGGCTTGTGAAGTCTGCTCCCCAAATTCCACCTGCTATATAGCGTTGACATCTTTCCTTTGTCCAACCCTTCCTCTGCATACAGTTATTGACTAATCTTTCCAGTTCTTTTCCTTCTGGCATTTTTTTTCTCCAAATAAAAAAACCGAACTAATGTATTTAAACATTGCCACAAACCCATAAGGTTCATAACACTTCCATAGGAAGCAATTCGGCTTACTGATACGTATTATACACTATCAATGTAATTTTGTCAAGACCTTTTTAAAAAATCCCTGCTTGACTTCTTTTCTCTCTTTTTCTATCTGCTCTTTTATCGTCCGCATAAACTCGGAAGCCTTCTTGTTTATTTCGTCTGCTGTTATAAGTTTTTTTTCTTTGAGTATTTCTATTAACGCCATCATATTGCAGTAAAACTTCTGCTGATTTTCTTCAAGCGTCAAAACAGAACCTACAATTTCCCTTTTGAATTTTTCAAAGTCTTCTCTTAACAATTCGTGTGATAACTTTTGCGGGTCAATGAACAATTTCTCTGCCATTGGTTTAACTCCCTTTTGTGCCAGGCTTTTCAAATCCTGCATCTGGTTGAACATCTATCACAGGACTTTCTTCCCACTCCTCGTCTGCTGTTACAGGTATAAGTAGACAACGACAATTGAAACCGTTTGGCGGTGTCCAAGTGTCCCATATAGGATTGGTTACTGCATAAATCCTGCTGTCCATTTTTGCGTGGTTCGGTCTAACCCTGTCATCAAGTATAGCCGAATACTGATACGCCTGCGTAAAACCTTCAAGTGTAGGGTCTTCAAAATACGCTTTTCTGCCCTGATTATATGCACTTGATATATTTGTTCTTGTAATTGTTTCAAGTCTTGCACCGCTATATACTTCGTCATCAACAAGACCTGTGTCAAAATACGGTTGAAGTGCATCGTCAAGTCCTTTCATAATGTCTTTGACGCTTGCACCTGTTTCAATTCCCCTGTATAAAATATCTTTGACTTTTTTAAGTATGAAATCTCTTTCTATCCCTGTAACGTAGAACGCTTTGTTGTTGTATAAGATATTGAGTGCTTCGGTTGGCGTCACTTTTCGCCAGTCAATTTCCTGGTATGTTTTGACTTTTTTCTTTGCGAGTATTTCCTTTCTTGCATCTCTCATACCAAGTTTATACAGGCTTTCAAGCATTTCCTGAAACCTTATTTTCATATCGCCCACATACTTCAAATGCAGATTTTCTATTGCCTTGATATTTTTGTCCTGAATGATTTTCTTTCTATCTATCTGACCTTTTATATCATCAACGCTTTCCATCATTATTTTGCCAATCTTAACCGAAAAATCCTCCGTATTACTTTCAAGTATGTCTTTTATATCGGAATAATCGGTGTGCTTCTCGTATGGGGTTAAGGTTTTACGTCTCGTTCCCGTGAACAGTTTTTCCTTGAATGCTATAATATTATCGGCATATTTCTCTGTTTGCTGTGCAATCGTGACCTGTGCAGGACTTTTGCTTTCATCCCTTTTCGGCAGATGCAACAGTTCCCTAATTTTGTCCTCGTCTTCTGGAATAGGTTTAATCGCTCCCATTTGGACGCCTGTGTAGTATTTATCTATCATCACGGTTACGTCATCCTGGACTAACGGTTTGAACCTGAACTTTGGATATTCTTCCTGCTTCCCGAAATTATAATCAATAAGTCGCTTTATAATCTGGTTGTTTATTGCTTTCTTTGAAAGGTCTTCCCCGAGATGCTGTTCATACATAAGCAATATATCAAAATGAACCTGTCCCAATCCGTAACTGCCTTTACTACCTGCGTCGCTTGTCAATGTCTGCCCGAGTATGGTTTTTCTTATCTGTTCATTTATGTGTTCCAATGATTTTATGTAAAGGTCTGTGCTGTTAATTTTTACATCAGCAAAATCAAGTTCAACTGCTTTCGGAATGAGAAGTCCTGTTTCAACCCTGAACTGTTTAAGTGCAGTTAATAGATTTGCTTTTGCCTGTGAGTCAAGACCTGGGTGCTTGATAATCGGGATAGGATGTCCGTATTTTTCTATAAATATCGCCCAACTCTTAATAATGATTTGCTTTAAGAACCACAAGTCGTATATTGCCCTCAGCCTTGAAGTGCCGAGGACATTCTCGTATTTTTTGTTGAAACTGTAAATAACAAACTTCTCGGCGGGATATTTTCTTCCGTAGTCAATACCTGATATGTTTACAATTCCGTCCTCTCTTATGTTGTCAAAGTCGTCAACCCACACGTTCAAGTATTTGGGATTTTTGCTTTTTAAAGACGACAGTATAATTTTATTCTTGTATAATCCTTGTTCCTGAACCGCCCATACAAGTTCGTTTATGCTTACTCCCATTTCAACCGCTCCCATCATCTCACGCAGGTCATCATCAAAAGAACCTTCAATGTTCTCAAAATTATATATAACAAAATCTGACTGCTGTTTGTGGATAGGAATATCACTTGCAGGAACCACCTCCCAACCAGAACTCAATCTGATTGTCTTTAAGGCGTTTATACTGCTTTCAATCTCGGCATCATTTATCAGGTCATTATATACTTCTATTTTCTTTTTGGTTAATAATTTGTCAGGACTGTATTGCGTGTATTTTATTCGCTTCCAGTATGCTTCTTCGTTTACTGCTAATTCTACATCAAGGAAAGGTCTTGTTGGCGTGATAGGCTTCATTCTTTGGAAGTATTCGTTTAATAGTCCCATTTTGTTAAACCTCCGCTATATATTCTTATCTTCTTTATATACTCTAATCTGGCATAGAGTTTTTATAGAATTTTTATAGAGTGATTTTCTTAACCATTACACTATTGAATTATAGTTTATGTTTTTGAAAAAGTCAAGAGCTTTATTTGTAATCAAAAATATTGTTGCTTTCCAAAGTCCCTACTCCTTCAATAGTATTCTCACTTCCAGTTATATTTACTTCCTCGCTCTGTATTGACCAATAGACGCTACCTGCAAGTGCGTCAGACATATCTTTGCTTCCCTTCGGCTTGTGGTCAACCTTGCTTTCTCTCTTTTCAAGTTCTCTCAGTTCCTTGTATAGCCACTCCTCAGGCGTCTCGGGAACGAACTTCGCCTTTTCTATGTTGACGTTAGGCAGTTCTATTTTCATATCGTAAATCAATTCTTTCAAAGTATCGTATGGTTGAAGCGACCTATCCACACTTAACAGTTCCACTTCAAATCCTTGTGCTTTTAATATTTGAAGACTGTCCACGCTTTGAAAACCGTCGTAACTTATTTTTGCTATCTGTATGCCTTTGTCTCTTAATGCAATAAGAATCTGCCTTATATCGCTGAATTTAATAGGACTCTGGACTGAACCCTTAAATCTCAGTAGTAACCCGACTTTAACCTTTCCATTTTCTTTATAGGTCATAGCGAATCCGCCTGCGTCACCAGTCAAGCCCAAGTCAATATGAACGTTACATATCTTGTGCTTTAACTTAACTATCTCGTCATATAAAACAAAACCTTCTTTGACAGGATTGTTCATATTAACGTTTATACACTTGTCTATTGCATTAGGATTAACCAACCAAGGATATAAAGTATCAGACGGGAAGCCAAGCATATCTCTCTTGAAACTGTCGGGATTAGCCTGTGCCTCTATAAGCAATTCAGTCGGTATTTTATATTTAAGCCACTCAACCAATTCGCCATTGAACAACCAGGGCTTCATCTCCCATATACTCTTTCTCACGCCGAATACTTTCGGGTTTTCAATTAGATATTCAACATACCTGTCGGGATAAGAAGGGTTGGTAATGAGGACTATCTTCCAAGCCCACTTGTCGGCAAACCTGTTACTCATTCTTTTTTCTAATGTTTCATAAACATCTTTGACATAGTCTCTTTCTTTTGTCACTTCCCACCAAGCCACTTCGTCCATAACCACTACTATCAGATTGTATCCGTATGGATTTGTTTCCGAACTGTTACCAGGTATGATGACCACTCCCCTGCCGAAGTCAAGTTCGCTTTTTTTGTCCTGGTTAAGCGTATTGAATTTATTAAACCAGAACGAGTTTTCAATTCGGGCTTTAATTTCGCCGAACACTACCTTCTTCGCTTGCAACCCATTCTGTGACATATTCATAACTGCTATGTTGGAACCCCTTGCAAGACCGAGTTCTGTTTGCGGGTCTTTGAGGCAGGATATTTTATGGATTTCGTATGCAGTTATTATACTTGAAAGATATGACTTGCCTGCTCCAGGTGGCATCTCAAACACGGCGGTATTTTTTTTACTGGCTTCAAATTCAGTTAGCAGGTCTTTTATTGTTTGCCAACATTCCGAACCCATATTCAAGTAAAATTGGTTATCAATAAAATCCCTTATATTTTTTGCGGGTTTGTGTATATATTCTGGGTGGCGTTCACAGAACACCTTATCAAGCAGTAAAAACTTTTCCTCTTTTGGAAGTTCGGCAGTATCAACCATATTTTATTTTGTTTCCAGTTCCTGTTCCAACTTATTTATTAGTTCGTCTTTTTCGGTATCGCTTTTTGTTTCGTTATATACGTTCTGCGTTTGCTGTTGAAGGACTATGCTAACAGGTTGCGGTAGAACGGCGTCTTCTTTCCAATGCTCAATATACTTCATCCAGGCGTGAACCTCTTGTGCAGAACCGTCCTTCAAAATAGTTTTGTATAAAGATATGAAAACATTCGGAGTTAAAAAGGACAGCATTTTCTCCGTTTCTTTCATCCGTTGCAATAATTCGGGACGTTTATTCCAATTCACAAGTGTCGCTTCATTCAGGTCGTATTTCTCGGCAAATTCTTTTTGAGTTTTTATCTGCAATAGTTCGGTAGCGAATCCAGGTTCAAAACCCAACTGCTCAAGCACTTCTATCGGCTTGCCCCTTAATATGCTCGGCAATGATTTCCATTGAAGATACAGATTGAATTCAACCTCTCTGCGTATCTGTATATCGCTTTCGCCTTTATTATTCAACTGAGTTTTATTAGAAACAATTTGTTCCATAATTTTAATTATTTAATTATGTTCTCTCCCTCATACTTGTATATTATATCTTTGTTTAAATCATATCCTATTGGTTTAAGCATACCTGCAAAATAAACATACATACCATTTTGGGCATTTACATTATTCCATTTATTTCTGAAAAATTGCATTAAACTCATCGCACAATATTTTGCCCTATGTTCTCCATTCTTGAAATGATAATGGATGTCTTTTTCAAGATTCATATCATTATATTTATCAAACTTTACATCGCTGAATTTTACTGTTCCATTCTTTTTGGCTAACATAAGGGCTTCGGTTAAATGAATCCTGCTATAATTCCACGATTCGTCAAGTCCGCAACAACAAGCATTGTGGCAATAATCTTTAATATGAGCATCAGAACAATAGAACCTCATACCAAGTTTTTTACTGAGTTCATACATCTTTTCTACATATTTAAGTTTTAACTGCCTGTTTAATCTATAATAACCTCTGTCTATGCTGTTTTTCTTGTAATAGGCATATACATCAAAACCAAGGACTTTTGACATTTCAAAGAACCTTTGCTTCGTATTTATCGTAGCCCGTGCCTCAACGCACATAAATTCAACCGAAACCGCAGTTGCTCCGCAAATATGGGCTTTTTTGATTAAATCAAGATATTCGTCATTAACGTCGCTCATACCCATTATAAACGGTCTAAGGCGTAAAGTAACCCCTCCTTTATTGAATTTTGAGTATATTGCCATTGCTTTTAGCCGTTCTTCTGGACTTGGACAACCACGCTCAATTTTTTGTGCTATTTCAGGGTTAAGGTTGATTATACTGAACTTGCAGTTCCAATTATCCTGATTTCTGAACAGTTCAATATACTTATCGTCATTCACCCACCAAGTTGATTTTGTTGAAAAAGTTATCGGATAATTGATTTTTTTAAAGAATTTCAAAAGTTCAAGGGTTATACCGTACTTTTTTTCGTGTTGGTCAAATTGGTCGGCAAGACCTCCCCACTGCAAAACTATTCTGTTTTTTATGAGTTTCTGGAATAATTTACCGTGACCTTCACCTGTTGAAAACAATCTGTATATTTTTTCGGGATTAACCCAACGAACCTGTGATTGCATATAGTTTGTTCCCATTGTTGAACTGAGAGATTTTTGAAAATAACTGAAACAATACAGACAGTTGAAACCGCACTTGCTGTATGTGTCCATAGACATAGGCAAACTGCAATCAAGGATTTCGCCTGTTATTCTTGGACTATCGTAAAATTTTAAAGTTTGCTCCATTTGAACCTTATTTCTTTTTGGTTATGTATTATTTTGTTGGTTATACATTTATCTCCATATCTTCCACGAAGCATTTCTTCCGCTTCTTCTAACAGTTCTTTGTGTTTATATATATCACTTGCTCCGCCTTCTCTTGATTTCATTTTGTGAATAAACATTGCATCATAATAACAAGCGGTTTTGTATCCCAATTTTATCAATTTCGCACTCATATCCCAATCATTGAAAATAGGCAAATTTTCATCATATCCACCAACACTTTGTATTGCTTTTGTAAAATTGGCAATGAACCCCCACGCACCTATTTTTTCTTTTACCATTCCATCATAATACCAATTATGTCCTATAAAACTCATTGCAAGTTGTGTATATTTATTATCATCAATTAGTTTATACATTTTGTCTATTTCGTTTAATAGGTTGCTTTTAATATCCCTGAATTTAAACCCGAAAATATCATCATCGCAGAATATGTATTTATTAAATCTATTTTCAACAGCATAGTTTAACATAGAATTCAGAAGATATCCGAATCCTTTATTATTGTCTTTTAATTTAACAACATTGAATCTTTCACCATACATCAGAAAATAATCAGGAAATTCATCTGGTTCTACAAACAGTGTAGCCCCTGATACTATTTTTGACATATCAAAAAAGAGACGGGATTTGCTTCCGATAAAAAAATTTTTCTCTACTTTATACATAAATCATTCTTTGATTATATCTTTAAATTTTTCTACGAATTTATTATATGGAATTGCTCTTTGATTTTTTCCTAATTTTAGAATATTCTTCACTTTTTCAAATTCCAATTTATCAGGGAATACAATTATAAGCGCCTGTTGAGTTCCCTCTTCTTCATATCCACCAAATTCCGAACCTGCATTGGGAACTGCTATATTGCCAGAAATAAGCAATATTTCTTCATTTGAAAATCCAACAACTTCAAGAAGTTCTTTATTAAAATTAGCCAACATTTCATAATCCCAAGAACCAAGATTTTTATTCAGTCTTAAATTAAGTTCCTGTTCTTCTTCTGTTGTCAGCAACTTGTTTGGAACCCTGACATCAACTTCTTTTATTCCTTTGTCTTTCAGTATCTTTATCCTGAAATGCCCACCGATGACATTATTGTTCCTGTTTATCACTATCGGGTCGGCTACACTGAATTTTTCCAGTGATTCTGAAAGGTCTTGACACTCTTTTTCTGTTGCTTTTCTCGGATTGTATTCGGCAGGTTTCAACTCGGATATTTTCCTTCTCTCGGTTTTCCAGGTGATTTCGTTAGGCATACAGCCTCCTTTTTTAATTATACATCAAGTTCTTTCGTTTGTCAAGCAATTACCTGTTCGCCATATATTCATCAATAACTATTTCCGCTTCATTTGAACCGTAGCAGACCACCGCCTTGTATCCTCTTGCATTAAGCAAATCTATCATTACATTTTGTTCTTTTGATACTGTCCCTTTTTCACAGAAATATGTTTTCGGTGTTTTCATTTCAATGAATAAACCTGAATATATTCCTTTCGGTTCAAAAATCATTAAATCTGGCGTCCCAGCCCGATACCCTAAACTTTTTATTCGTTTTGCCATAAATATTGATTTAATAAACAATGCAGGGCTAATTGTAAATATTACATCAGGATATTTTATCTTTAAATAATTTGCTACCGCTATCTGATATTCCTCTTCATAGTATTTTGGTTTTTGTCTTTCTGATTTCATAATTCCCTTTCTATCAAAACGTATTATTTGTTATACATTGTTAGGGCTTTTTAATTTATATTTATCAATCCTCTTGGAAAATAACTCATATCTGGTATTTCTTCATAAACAAAACACCAAGTTCTCCCTAAAAATTTAAATGCTATTTCTCTTGCCTGTTCTTTATTTTCTGCTTTTATCACAGCCACGGTATCTTTATCTAATGTTTTACCATTTATTGAATGTGTATGTATCTGACCAAAAGTTATGTAATACTCTCTCATCATTCCCCCTTTCTTATTCTATCGGAATAAGTTTAAATTTCTTTGTATCACCTTTTTTGATTAACTTTTTTAATTCATTCATAGAACCGAATTTAAAACTATCTATTGTAAATAATTTTCCTTGACTACTGCAATTTATGTAAACCACTATATCTTTGGGTTCGGGCTTGATTGTTTGCCAGTCTTTTTTGAATAAATCTATTATTCTACACGCCATACCAAACGGAGTTAATTTGCCATTTTCATCTCCGGATATTATTATGGAAATTATGTCTTTTATCAATTCTTTATAAACAACTGTCTTTTCGTGATAATCATTCGGTATAGCAGTATAATCAAATTCCTTCTTAACTCTTTTAGGTTTCATCTTTCCTCCTCAAATATATTGTATTCTTTAGGATTGCACCTTACTTTATTAACTCTTTTCCTGCTTCATACCCTTTTTCATAAGTTATAAATTTATCCTTTAAATCATAATTTCCTACACGAACATACCAATGCTTCCCATTCATCCATTGTTGAACAACTATATCTTTCTCTGTATATTTATTAGGAAACACTAATTCCTTACTCGAGTATGTTTCTAAAATTTCAAATGTGTCATCTATATCGCGATATGAAAAACAATTAGGATTAACGACAAATTTTTCTTTTGCATTATAAAATCTTACATAACCGTCGGTCAAACTATCTAAAACATTAGCATCATCAGTTATAGTTTTCCTTTCAGTATGTTCCATAGTTATACCTATCAATGTTTGGTCTGCACTAAAATAATGTCCACCTTTTTCGCTCTTACGATTTTTTAAATCAAAATATACTTTTACTAATTTTCTTTTTCTATAATCTATAAAATCCATTAAAGAATCTATATTATCTATTAATAAATACCATCCTATATATGTCTCTTCACATTTAGGATGTATCTTGTGTTTAGCATAAATAAATTTATACATTTCTTTGTTACCTCTTTATTAAAATAAATTCAGCACTTATACCTTCTTTAAGAACTTTACTTAATTCCGTAGTTTTCCCTCTTATTTGAAAACCAAAAATATTGTGTTCTATTTCCACAACTATCTGCTCGGGTTCGGGATTGATTGATTTTTCTTCAATTATCAATTTACCATCATTGAATATATGTTCGTGATTTATTTCGGGCTTAATTGGTTTCCATATTATTTTACTTTTTTTGCTTTTAACCCAACAAGGTGGGTTTATCATTTTAGAATTTCCTACACAATCTTTATCACCACAATTCTCACACGTCTTTTTAACTCTTTTAGGTTTCATTTTCTTAATCCCCCTTTAACAAACCAATAAATTTATATACCATTTATGTCCATTTTCACACATACAAATTTTTCCGTTTATTTCTAACACACAAGGTTTACCGCAATATGGACAAATCAAAGTAAGGAACATTAACAATAAAAAGCAATATATTTTCATACACTCTCCTTTCCCATTATTTTATCTCGCAGGTTCTGGGAATACTTGTCTATTGCTTCATCATAACCATTATAAAATTCATTAGATGGTGCGTGATTTTCTTGATTGGGCTTCGCTTCTTCCACCAGTTTTAGCAGAGAGACTTTGAAGTCTTTGACAAATTCGCAATTATCAATACAACTATGTTCTGAATTAACAGTAGTTATACATAGACAACAAAAACTATTCTTAATCAACTCATCTACTTCATTTTGTTTGGACATCGGGAACCTCGCTTTTCTTAATATGAAAAGTTAAACTAAATACAAGTAAACTTAATATTATTGTTGTGCTACCAATCTGAATACCTAATTTCCAATTCCAACCGCCACCAAATCTACCCCATAAGTTATTTTTACTTCTCCATTCAAATTGAATTTCTAATCTATTTATATTCCAAGTTTTTTTGATTTCTTTCCTACCAAATAATTCATTAGATCTAACAATACTTAAAATACCTTTTTCATCATTTGTTAATTTCATTTCCCCTCCTCATTTTGTTTGGGCATTTTATACTCCTTTAATATTCGGGTTCATTAATATTTTTATCGTGCCAATAATCTTTTAACATTTCTTTATAATTCATTTTCTGTTCCTATTTCATACCCTAATATTATAGCTAATACTCCAATCACAGTCAAAATTAGATTTACAAAAGAATTTTGATTTTCGCCTATTTTTATTAAAAGTATTCCTATTGAAGAAAACACTATATACAACATAAGTTTAATAAATATTTTCACTATTCCCCCTTTCTGGTAACGATATATTCGGAGTTACAAGATTTTTTCTTGCAATCATTTCTCTTACATTTGGATTACTCATTCCCCACCTCATCTGAAAAGATTTTTTCTATTTGTTCATAAGTTAAATGACAAGGATTTTTCTTTTGATAATCGGATATTTGTTTAAATATTTCAATCAACCTAAAATCTCTTGCTTTTATTAGGGATAGGATTTCCTCTTTTAACTTAATCTCATCTTCTTCATATATTACTGGTGTATTTTTGTGTATTACTTCCTCAATCTCTTTTTCCAGTTTATTCATTGCTTTTCTCCTTATATAAACAACCAGCAATTATTAAAAAAATACCAGACATAAACCATATCAGTAAAACATCTTCGAAATGAATACAGGCAATAATTATCAAAATACCCATTGCATAACAAAATTTAATATAATCAAATTTCATCTCTCCACCTCCATTATTTTACCGAGATTTTATTTTCCTCTTTGTCTTTTTCTTCCTTCAATATTTTCTTTAATATCCTATATAAGTCACGTATTTCTGTTGAACCTCGCAATACCCAACCGATATAGACACAAAGAACATAGGCAAGTCCACGCATAATGTCAAGTATCAATCCTGTAATTTCAAGCCAAGTAATCATTCCTTTTCCTCCCTTTCTCTCATAACAACTTTGGCTTGTTTGACTACCATCCACATTATTCCTATTGATACTCCTGCACAGAACGAAGCGACTATCAATACTACTATAAGTGCTGTTATCAACATATACTCCTCCTCTTTTATATTTTAAAGCAGGGCAGTTACCAGAATTTTGCCTCGTCTATATTGTATCCCTTTGCTCTACAAAGAACTATACTACCTGCCCTGCTCATATTTTATTTCTTTTAAACAAATATAGCAATTATCTTTACACATTTTATTCACCTTCCTTTTGCCCCTGTTTTGATATTTTCGCTGTCTCGGTTTTTCTTAATGCTTCAAGAAGTTTCTCAACCTGCGAACCTGCGATATGAATGACCAAGTCGGTTTCGTTGAACAGCACGTCAAACGCCTCGCTATCAATGTAGAACTTGTCACCTTGTATCCCAAGATTCATAAGCAATATTTTCAATTCATCGTTTACAGGTTCCAATTTAATCACCTCTTGGAGAATACTTTGTCTTGTGGTTTTTCACGAACATATCATACATTCGTTTTTCTCGTATTTCCCTGAACTCAACTTTCAGCCTGTCAAATACTTCGGGCTGTCGTGCATTTACATTCATAACCAAAGCACCGACGATACTGTTTATGCTCACATAATAACCGAGTTCCTTTGACATCTTATTGCTCAGGTTTTTCAGTATGCAATAGACAGGCTCACTTGTAGTGAACACCCTATAATGATACTTCTTCTTCTGTTTCATCTGCGGTTACCTCCAATTTGTCTATAACTTCATTTGGATTTATTTCGTTGGGATTTTGTTTCTCCTTCTTTTCCTGCTTCATCATAGCATCGTGACACCTATTGCAGATTCCGAACTCGTTCAACGCTTGTAGCTTGTATTCGTCGTCACATTTATTGCACTTAGTCCAGGTAGTATTGTTCAGAACATCCATAAACCTTTTTATCATTTTTTGGCATTCCTTTTTTGAATCGGTCAGCATTTAGTTCTCCTTCTTTTCCTGCTTCATCTTCCATTCAAGACTATGATTGACTATTGTTTCCAGTGTCCAATTTAATCCTGCTTTTTCAAATTCCGCACTTAATTCTTTCAAGCACGCCCTTATTTTCTCCCAATTATTGTCAAATATTTCAACTATTTTATTCACTGATTTCATACATCTTGCAAAGTGAATTTTATCCCACTGCCTGTCATCAAACTTGAACCCTTTTAAAAGTTTATACGCAACAACAATCCTTTGTTTATCGCTTCTTATTGTATATCCGCCGTCTTTTTGTTTCGCAGGCAAATTTTCAGATGGCATATATGTCTTGCCTTCCTGCAATTCTTTGAAAGTATTTACTCCGTCTATACTGTCAATAAACACCATTCCCTTTTCCTTAAACAACTTAATTGCTTTATCAACACTATCCTTTCCGTTGGAACTTATCTGCTTCGTTATCCAGTCCAAATCATAAGGTATAAGATTGTTTGTCTTGCAAGCAAGACATATAAGCCCGATAAAAAGCCATTTATGTCCGTCATCCATCATACTAAATTTATGGTCTATAAGGCAATTTAGATACCATTTGAACCAAATCATATTGTTAATGGAATCGTATTTTTTATAATGTTGATGTTTCCTAAATTTAACTACAACAATATATTCCACATTAGCCTCCTAATTAGCCTCCTATCATCTTGTTTTCTTTAAGGTTAATTATTCTGACTGTCACGGTCTCGTTCAGAACCATATATTGTTCTTTGACTTCTTCGGGAATTGCTTTTGTGTCCAATCTTTCCCCTGTCCGAACGCTTGTCAATATCCGCCAGTTAATTCCGACCATAACATCAGGTATTCTTTTATCTTTGAACTTTGTTTTTACCTCATCGTCTATTTCATCATATTCATCTGCCAATGGTTTAAGTTCCGCTCTCCTTTGTAACCTCGCTTCAAGTTCCTCGCTTTCAATAAAGTTAGCACCTTCGGTCTTTATATCGGGCAAACAGATATGATTAAACGCACATCTGTCGCAAATCTTACTCTCATACTCAATGGGGTTGGGATAGGTTCTGTCCTTGACGTGCTTCCAGTTCGCTTCTATTCTTTTTAATATCCACTCGCACTCGCCGTAATCCAAATACACAGGGATAAGTTTGTAGTGTCCCTGCAAGTCACTCAATACGAACATTCCTGATTCCTTTTCGTGTCCATATAAATATAGTTGCATCTGCCTTAAATACTTCCTATGCAAGGGCTTTTTTATAAAATCATCAAGCGAGTTCAAACTATTGAATGTGTTCATATTCATTGACTTTATTTCAACAGGGAAGGCTTCGTCTTTGTATTTCAACTTGCCGTCAATCTTTCCCCTGCAAATAATTTCATTGTCTTTGTTTTTTATTTCAAACGGGCTTGCTATTTCTATAAATTCAAAGCCAAGACTTGCGAAGTCCTGCCTAACTATCGTTTCTTCTTTGTTACCACGCTCAAATATCGCCTGTAAGCCCTCGTCATATAACGCCCTCTTATCCCAATCCAAAATGCTGTGAACCATATATCTGTCACAGTCTGGTATGTCACTTGCTATAAACCTCTCACGAGGATACCTCTGAATCTTTGAAGCAAGGTATTCCTTCCGCCTTGTAACTATCTCATCTATTAGATTCTCTATCGGCATTTATTTCTCCTTTTGGCTGAGTCCCTGCCCAACTCAGGTTAGGCAAGGACAGTCAGCCCTGTTCATTATTTCTTTTCCGCCCAGTTACAAATTGTCTCATAGTCCGAAGTCTTTATCTTTGAAGTGTGTCCTTCCGTGTAAGGATACTTCTCAACCAGATACTTCTTCACATCGTCGTCTTTTTTCTTTGCCGAAGTCCATATAGCATACAGTCTTTTTCTCTGACCTTCGGATATAAGTCCTCCACCTAATCCACCAGAAGCATAAGTCACCTTTGATATTTTATCTATATCTATTCCTGCTTCTTTTAAGTCTTCCCAAGTCGGATTGAACCCGAGTATCTTTTTCAGGATTCTGTTCTGAAAGTTCGTGTATGCCTTTTTCTTAATGTTTTCCAAGTCAACATCTTCTAACAATTTAAATTTCTTATCCTTCTTTCCGAAAAAGTCATCACGAGTTGAACAAGTCCCGATGTCTTCTATCGTATGCCCCTGCCAAATCGCCTTGCCTGAACAGGTGAATAGTTTGTAAGTTCCCGATTCATCTTTTATTGTCTCGCACTCTATTTTCGTATCCTTGATTGTTATACCCCAGACCTGCCGTATCTTCATCGTGCCGTTGAGCGTCAGGTAAGGGTTGTCACCGCTTTTAATCCAGTCACGGGAATTTGTAGAACGCATACATAATAACTTCACCTTATTCAAGCCGTTGACCTGTATCTCCGCCCTTTTCAAAACATCGTCAGTCAGTAGTTCAGTCTTCTGAACTACCAATGGTTGATATTCATCTTTCTGTTCTGGCGGTTCTATCGCATCATTTTCATCAAACGGAATCTCAAATTTTTCTTTTACTTTTTCTTCTGCCATTGGACTTTCCTCCTTATTGGAATATCAATAACGCCAACACTAAAACAACCAACATTACATCAGCCCAAAACTCTATCCTGTCCAATAAAATTACACCTCCCTTTTTTGATTTTTTTCTCCTGCTTCGGCGTCATACAGAAGTCACATCGCTTTCCATATAATTTCGTTGTCTCATTTCCGCAGGTGGGACACACCACGAGACCTTTTCTTTCTAACTATGTCAAATACTGTTCATCAAACAATGGTTTATCAGCCATTTGCCGTCTCCTTTTCGTTGAAGTTCCAGTTTAATGGAAGTTCGCCGTTGGGGTTGATTTTCTGCGAAAAACTGTTCTTTATCCTTGAAGCCCTGACAAACAGGCTTCTTGCTTTTGATTCAAGTTCAGAAAGTGCTATGTTCAAGTCATCCTGTGTTTCAATAATGAAATACCCGTAAGCATTGTGGGAACCAAGTAAGAAGCCTTCATCAACCATTTCTTTTATTATTCTACGCATATCTGAATCTTTAATCTTAATCCCTTCCGCAATTATCAAGCCGTGCAACACATCTCTCTTTATAGCGTTCTTATAGCCCTTATGCTTTTCCATTATCTGCTTAATTATTTCCATTATCATAATTTCTCCTTTTAATACCTTTCATTCCATTCCCCTAAACCACCACAGTTTTGGCAGGGGATAGTTCCTTTCTTTTTCCAGCATCTATATTCAAGTATCAATGCCCAATATTTCCAATATCTAAAAAAACATCGTGTCAAATATTCCCTAAACTCATCAATGTCAACTTCTTTGTATCCTGTCCCATCACAATCATCACAGAAATGCTTCACTTCCGTATAATTCGCAACCATATTTCCCGTTCCGATTGTTCTATATGTTTTTGTTATCATTCTCTTTCTTCCTTTCTTCTATGCCGTCCAAAACTGACTGTGGCATATTAGCCTGTTCAATCCCATCGTCCTTGTTCAGTTTGTCCGCTATTATGCTTCCTATCAAACAAAATTCAACATAGGTGACTGCCCTGTAAAACTGTATCTCATTGCAACTGTATTTCACAACAAGCCCACCATTGTCATCACGAATCCCAAAACTTTTGCTTTCGCTCTTTATAATCATTTTACCTCCATAAGTTTTTTGTTCTGTGCGTATATTTCCCTTTCCCTTGAAACTGTCCCTACCACGCTGTCATTACATTTCTTGCAAACTTTCAATTCTTCAAGTGTTAATATCAGTTCCATTATTTTGCACCGTCCTTTATTTCTTCACTCCAGCAATCTTCTGGTTTCCAGTTTCTTTTTTCGCCTTCGTCTAATGCTTTTTTAATTATGTCATTCAATGTATCTGCTTCTATAACAATTTCGTCAATATCTTTATAATGAATTTTATATTTCATTTTATTTCTCCTTTTTATTCGCCTTCATTGAATATTTTAACTGCTATTATTCTAAATACAGGACTATCAAAAAACATTTTTTTAAATGCTTCTACTATATCTCTTGTTGAACCTATATGAAATATTGAATTTTCTTGATTAACCAAAGCAAACCAAATATTATTGTTTAAATTATTTTCACGTTTTTCGATAAATAATAAGATAGCCCCCCCCCAAACTATCTTTAACCTCATAACAACATTTAGTTTTATTAAATTCAACATTTTCTGTGCATATTTTTTCAACTCCTTTTTCTAATTCATTCATTTTAATACCCCACCATTCCAATTATATTAGAATAGCTATTTCTTGTAATATCTCTTACCTTTAAATGCTCAAACCACTTTAAATGGTCACCTTGTAGAACATCATTCTCGTATTGTTTTAAATCCCTTTTTAATTTATCAAGTAATCTCTCTCTTGAAATTCTTGAATTTCTATGTATTTTTGCGTCATCAGATTTTAGATATTCCTCGCAGACTCTAATGATTTTCTTAATATTATGTTTTTTAATTTTTAAAAATAAATCTCTGTTCATTTTGCACCGTCCTTTTTTATAATTACCCTTCAAATATATTATGATTTGAACTAAAACTATAACTTGAATTGTCGCTAATTATCATATGGTCAAGTAATTCAATACCTAAAATTTTTCCTGCATCCTTCAATCGTTTTGTTAGTTTATTGTCATCATCACTCGGCATAGTATCTCCACTTGGATGGTTATGGCACAATATTAAAGAAGATATGCCCTGCATTATAGCCGTTCTGAAAGTTTCACGAGGGTGAACAATACTTGCGTTCAATATTCCCAGCGAAACCAATTCAATGTATTTAACTGAATTTCTTGCTGTTAAGCCCATAACCCAGAAATGCTCCTTGTCCCTATCCACTTCGTTTTCAGTATTCAAAATCTCATTGAAAATCTTACATACATTTTCGGGCTTTGAAACTATTTCTTTTGTTAATTTTTCGCCTATCTTTATAATCATTTTTTTACCCGCCTTTTTTTAAATTAAAAAGGGCAGTCACGGAATCGGAACAGAAACCGTAACCACCCTTTTTGACATTAAAAAGGCTTAAAAGAGTCCCGATTTTTACCACCTCTCTTTTTTCTTTTAAGCCCTTTCTTGCAGTCCCGATTTTTACCATATCTTAATCCTTCTAAAATTGCCCTACCCCTTCACTAATATAATAACATATTTTTTTGAAATTGTCAATAGGTATTTTAAAATTCCCCTGCCCCTCAAATCCTTGACGGTAATCCTTATCCATACCATAATTATATAAAATTTTGAAAAGGTTGTCAATAGGGTCAAAAAATATTCCAACTTCCAAAACCCCGAAAAATCTCCATATAGTATTATTGTCAATTATAAATTTATTGGTTATTTATTATAGTTTTATCATTAGTGTCTTGTGTGTTATTCTTTATGTTTTAAAGATTAGAATAGATAAGAATATAAGCGTCTATAATCATTATATAAAAATCATATATATTTTATATAACTATTATATAATTTATTCCTTATTATGTAAAGGCGTAAAACGGGCTTTATATGATTTTTGACCTTTTCAGGAAGTCCTCAACAAATGTATATTTATCGCCTATTTCGGGGTTAAAAATGACCTCAAACGGGGTGTATATTTTTGATATGGTTTTATACACCAAGTCCTGTGCTTTTGCAAGTTCTGTTGCAGACCCTATTACCACGCCAATATGTCCCTGTTTTCCTGTTAAATAGTATTGGTTAGTATCTTTGTCCTTCCGCAGGTCGCCTTCAAAAAAACCCGCATCTACACCCAAAGGGTCAAAATCAAAAATAACAGGTATATCAGTAGGCACATTATATATGCTTTCCTGCTTCATATCAGGGCAAGGTTCTACATCTAATTTAACTATAACTATAAACCTTCCCACCGTTGCGAAATCGTCTTTTAATTGCCCTTTTGCACATTGATAAAAGAAGTCAGTCCACCTAATATTCAGGGCTTCGTTATAACCATATGTTGCAGGAATACCTAACCTATTTGTCAATTCCATAGGGTATATTCCGTTCTCATTTACCTTACAATTCATATCAAATTGACCGCAGTAATTGGTCTTTGTAAGCCACTTTTCAAAGGGCTTTAACATCTCATCAAATATTCTGCTTTCATTGACAAATAACTGCAAGGTTCCTGCTTCACCTATGTTGCTTCCTTGTCCATAAGTTCTTAGGTGTTTATGCTCAAAATTAAGTTCGTAGGGCTTAACAAAATGATTTCTTGAAAACATAGCACATAATCCTACCTCTACCCCTTCAATATACAGTTGCAACTGGTTCGCCTGTCCGCCCTGCCATACTTTTTTCAGCCACTTTATGAACCAGATAAGGTCTTGCCCGTTCACCATATCGCCCACTTTTGTGAAATATCTCGGATGTTGTCCCATAGGCTTGAATACGTATCTTTCGGGATTGTCTTTTATGAACTGAATTGTCTGGTCAAGCGTATCAAACTCCCAATGAGGTATTGTTTGGATTCCAAGTTGTTCCATTATTTGCGATGCGTATTTCCTATCGTTTTCAAGCATTCCACCGAACCTGTTCGTCCCAAAAACAACCTTGCCGTCGTCTTCCAACTGCTCCACCCATTCACCCTGATTTTCGTCGTCACAGGTTATCATATCTGCCCAATCAACATATTCCTGCCAGTCCCCTATCTTTTCAACTATTCCGTCACCAACCTGCTTGTTCATCTCTGCGTCAATATATAGGCGGACATCGTTTCCGTCTTTCTCTTTCATAAGCCTTGCAAGTGATAAACTATCTCCAAACTTACTCCAAACAAGTATTTTCACAGTTTTATATCCTTACCCAGTCCCTGTTCCAGTTTTCTGGTCTTGTGAATATAGTCGCAGACTGCGGTTCAATATACCTGAATTTTTTGTTCTCGTCTATAAATCCGATAACGTCGTGTCCGTGCCAGCCCGTGTTATCGTCCCAACTCACAAGCACCTCTCCTATACACAGTCCAGGGAACGCAACCTTAATTTTTCCAAGCATCGTTATAGCAAAATCGTCACAATCATAAAAGTCGGCTATATACTGATGAAGTTTTGTGTTGTCTTCGCTCAGCCATTTTGATATATCTTCATTTCTGTAAATCCTGTATTTGTCGTCATACAGTTTTATTTCCGTGACCTTCGTGTATTCAAGGATTATTATGCTTCTCGCCTCTCCGCTCCCTATCTCGCCTATCGGCTTGTATCCTTCGTTCCTGACAGTCTCATTGTAAACCTCGCTGAAAAACTTTGGTATCTTTTTGATAAGAACTACGATAAATTTTAGCGGAATGAAAAGATTGTTCAATACCTTTATTATATTGTCCATATTTTACTTTTTCTCCAATTCCTCAATTCTTTTGATTAGGTTTTGATTTGTCTTTATCAGTATAGTCACAATATCATTCAAAGAAGTTCCAGCGTTTTCAACAATTTCTTCTTGTTTATCTTTAACCATCTTGGTATATCTTTTTTCGGGTATATATGCCCTTCCATATGTTGACTTGTCGTTTATTTTAAGTTTTTTCAATGTGTCAACTGCCTCGCTTTCGGTAATGTTATCAATTAAAGAATGAAATATCATAGTTGAACAATGAACCTCGTGCCAATAAAATGTGGCATTTCCCGAATCGTGTCCCAAACCAAGTGGCGACACATCCCCTTCTGCTTCCAAATTGCCATTTTCTATATGTATATTGCCATTGTTAAACCAAAACTCGTTGTATATGTAATTCGGATTCATAGTGAAATAGCAGTTAGGATAACCGTTCAAGTCGCCCCATAAAGTCAAACCGTTTATCGTTCCCCCACTATGATTATAAGGTCTGAACCTGATTGTTGATATTTGGTTGCCAGCAAAATTCTTTTGATATAAGTCATAATACGACATAGTTCCGTCATCGCCCACTTTCATATTCCAACTTGTATGTTCGTCGGCTGAATATCCTGCTGGTAAAATATTTTTAGCAGTGAAGAATGGCATATTTATGTCGCTTGAAGAACTTAAAAACACCCCTGTCACAGAACTTGTTCCTATGTGAACTCCACTTATAAAATTGACAGGGCTTGTCCCGATTACCGTTGAAACGACTATCGTCTGAAAATATCCTGTTGCATCGCTTTTAATATCACCGTGAACATCAAGTGCGTATCCATCAGGCGACTTGTTTATCCCGACGCTTGAACCTCTTATTACAAATGTGTTTGTCAATGAACCAGGATATATCGCAACAGGAGTTTTTAAATTAGTCCTATCGTATATTGTATAAACACTTCCCGTCCCGAACATTTTCGGCTCCCAGATTTGCTCCGCATTTTGTAGCCAAAGCCCGACATCTCTATCTGCTCCTGACTGTGTGCAAAGTATGTGCAGGGAATTCTGCGTCCAATAATCAGGTGCATACAGTTCAAGCCCGACATAAGTTTGTGTGTTCTTCCTGCCTATCCCAAGATTAAAATTATACACTCCGCTGTCAGAATAAACTGCATATCCTTCTCTAAACTTTGCAGATTTTGGTATTGCATTTACACAACCAAATCCAAGTGCCATACTGTCAACTGCACTTGCGTTTGCATATGCACCCAATGAAACCGAACTGCTTTCAGAAGTTGTGTATGCTCCAAGTCCAATCCCGAACTTATGATTTCCCGTTGAACCTTGCCCGATACCAATGCCCCAATTATAATTTCCATTTGCAGAATTTCCAATTCCGATACCCTGATTATAGTTGTTGTAAGCATTTAATCCTACTCCAACTCCTGCATTGTAATTATTACTTGCGACGTGTCCAACACCAACACCGTTATTGTAGTTATATCCCGCCAACCTGCCTATTCCTATTCCGTCATTATTATTGTAAGTGCTATTGTATCCGAAACCAATACCGTAATTCCCGTTCTGGTTCGTATCCCAACCAATGTTTATTCCAAAAACATTTGAACTTGAAAGGTCGCCACTACCTATCTTGATTGATTCCTTCATAAAATTGAATTCATTTTGGTTGCCGTTCATTCTCATTCCCGAACCTTTCATATACGCACCGACTTCAAGATTTCCGAACATATAAGCAGTTGCATAACCCTGTATCGGGTCTAATATGATTTTCCAATAATCACCTGCGTAAGTTGTGCCAATAAAATACAAAAATAAAAATACTGTAAATAAGATTTTTTTCATCTAATCCTCCCGTTTATCCGAATAATATGAAGTCAGTTCCGTCCCAACCAACATACTGATGTTTGTCTGTGGCGTAAAATAACTCGCCTTCTTCAACGCCTGTCAATGCAATTATGTTTGCGTAAGTGTCTCTGTAAACCTTGAACCTATACTGTCCATTTACCAAATTGTCAAGTATTAACATTACATTATCAGCGTTTAATTCCGTTTTATCCGTCGGGCTTAAAGGCGGATACTTGTTAGATATTCGGTCTGCCCCTGGTATTGTTTTTGCCATTATGTCAACCCTCCGTAATATTGGGCTTGTCCTGTTGATAAAGTTCCCCAATATTTACCACCACCCCAATATTGTGCCACATAAAAATCTGCGTAGTTAAAAACTCTTGCCTCAACATCAACATCGTATTGATTCTGCCCCACGTCAAGTATTATTTCAAGGGAAGTAATTTCGGTATTCAAAACAAGATTATTATACCCGTCTTTTATTCCAAGCATAGTGTCTAATGATAAATCTAAATTAAAATCAACACCGCCGAGATTATACAGTTTCCAGACAGGTGCGGTTGCGAACCTCATCTGCTTGTTTGATACCGCTTTCGCCATAGCACTCGTCTGTATGTAATCATTCTTGACTTCTTTGTATATTTCCCCGTAATTCAGTTGGCTGTCAACATTTTCGTATGTCTGCTTGAACTTTGACAGAATATCGTATTTTTCCCCGAACACTTCTATCTTTGTTATGTTTATTGTTGCCACGCTAACATTTTCCATAACAAGATTCAGTCCCAACGTATACGCAGTATAAGTGACCTTCAAACCAGAAATCGTCGCTGTGCCAGGATAAAAAGTCAAGTCACCTATTCCTGTTACGGTTATTTTTACAGATTGATTGATTTTGTAATTTGAATCCAAAATAAGTTCAAGCGTCCGTGAATAAGTCGGGTCTATACTTATCGCCTCGTTGTATGTTGAGAGAGAGGCACTTGCAAGTTTACCTACATTGTCAACCTCTATGTCAACGATGTTTGTCATTATGTTGTCGCCGTTGTCAGTCCCCGTCTTTTCGTATTGCAGTTGCTTCGGGTATAAAGTCACCGATTTCCTGAAAGCAGGATAGGATATAGAAGTTCCATAAACAATTGTCAACTGAGAAAGTGTCATTGTTACATTTCCCAAGTCATCATCGTATATGTTAAATATCGCCATAACTTTTATATACCTGTTCGCTGTGCTTTTTATACTTCCACTTATTATTTCTTTGAATGCCTCCCAAGTTATTCCGTCAGCAGAAGTGCTTGTCAAATAGGTCATTGAATATCCTGCTTTGTTTCCCGTGCTATTGTCTTTTGCTACGGTATTTAAAGTGTCAAGAAACGCTACTCCTGTTCCCAAATCCAACGGGTCTGAAACCCAATACGCAAATGCCCTGCTTGAATTCCAGTATTGACTTAATTTCCAATTACCTGCACCAGAACCGTAGAATCTTATTTCTGAAATTTCTCCTGTTCTTGTGAATAGGGTTGAATCAGCAGTATCAGAATACGAGTTTGTATAACCGCCATTGTTTATATCAATATACATTTTCCAAGCAACAGGTGGGAACAGTCCTCCGCCTGTAAAATAAAAACCAAACTTGAACCTTATCCTGCTGAGTGCAAGGTTTCCGTTGTATATCATAACTGTGTTAGTATAAGCACCCCTTGCGTGCGTCCAGTATATCTCCCATTTTGTAGTCCCTGCGTTCCAATGTATTTTTATCGTTTCTTCTGTATTATCAGGCGTCATATATTCTTTTGGAATTATATACAAGTCGGTGTTTACAGATGTAGCATTAAAATATATTTCAAAGTCAAACATTTTTTGAACTGAATCTCCGCCTATCGTTTCAACAGGATTGCGCATATCGTAACTCGGAGTTCTTACATCTGTGCTTCCATCTATCTGCCAGGCATAATTTCCACCGCCAACACTTACTATTGAACCAAGAGTTTTCGCAGGACTTGTCTTTATGAAATTGAAGGGATAGCCAAATAAATAATGATACAGGTCAAAAATTTGATAATTCAAGTTATATGTAAAAGGATTCCAGTTATCGTTTCGTATCCAATTATAACCAGAGTGATAAAAACTGTTGTAAAATATATCTGATATTGTATTTAAGTTGTTATAAGTCAAATATTTTGGCAGGAATGTATTTCGGTTTCTTATGTAAATCTGCCCATATTCCGTTATAAATGCTTCCGTGTCACCGCAGGCTTCAATCAATTGAACGATTATATCTTTTACGTTTTTCCTGTCGGTCGTGAAAGTGGGGAGGTCGGGCAGTATGTCAAACATCATAAAGTCCGAGTGAATTTCCGCTTGCAACAAAAGATATTCAATCGTCTTGTCAATCGCAGTATTCGTATATACCGTGTAGTCTTTGTCAATCAATGTGCTTTCCAATTGTTTCCATAAGTCGTAAAATCCGAGAGAACTGATTTTCAGTTCCGTTTGGTTCTGTATGCTGTCAATGTAGAGTATCGCCTTTTTGTAATACTTGTCCTCGTATTCCGAGCCGAAGTCGGATATGTCAACATATACTTTCTGCCTTTTTTCAAGGACGGTCGTGCCGACAAAATAGGCGGAAGAAATATCTTTTAATGTCATTGAGGCGTATGAGTCCCTTGTGCCTCCGAGTATGTCTCTCTTGTTGTTAAGTCTGAAATTCATTACATCGCCAGATATGTCAAGAATCTTGAACATCATTATTTCGGTTATTTTATGTGAACTATATCCCGATGGGAATATTATTTTTATTCGGTTTGTAGTAACAGAAGTGCTTGAATATAATGAAACATAGCCCTGTGCATTATTGTCGGTAAATAAAGAAGGAGTTGAAGCGTCTTTTTCCAAATCAGAAAAACCATATCTATTATTAAAAGATTGAAGTGTATCCCAACCAACAAAACTTGAACCGTTGTAATATTGAATCTGTATTTGCTTGTTTGCTGAACCAGTAGTGAATCTTGATGTTTTCGGGAAGAATGCTATATCTATTTTATTCAATGTTACACTTTGATTGAAAATAATCGTAAATTCAAATGAGAAGGCACTTACATCTATTTCAAAATAACTACCGAGATGTGAAAGCATTCCGTCGTGTAATACAGAAGTGCTGTTGTTTGGAACCACCACAACACCCGTATAGGATATACTGTTATTAACAGTTCGTATAACATTTTCAAGTTCAATCAAGCATTTGACTTTCGGAAGTATCGCCATATATTATCTTTTCATCTCCCTGTTTATTATGGGAACTATCTGTTGAACCAATCTATCAATATGTCTTTGTTCAACCGACCTTATGTCAAGGGGAGAAAGATTCAGATTGACAACAACGGAAGGTCTAATTCCTCCCGCAATAGACGGCTGAGAACCTGAGGGAATAACCCGTTCGCCTTGATGCAACAAATAAGGTGCGGTTCTCGGGACAATTCCGCCCGTTTGCATACCGCCCATCAATCCTGATAGTGCGGTGGCAGGAACTCCAAATATACCCCCTAAAAGACCTATTATTGCACGGCGGGCTATATACTCAGCAACCATTGTCGCAAGTGCATTTACAAATGCTACCTTCACCCTTTCAAACATACCGCTTATTGCAGTTTCAAATGTAGTGCCTTCTCCTATCATTTGCGTCATAGTGTCTGCGAATATGCCTGTGAAATCACTTGATAACTTCTGTATCAATTTCAGTTTGTTTTCCCAAGACTTGTTATCCTCATCTGCTGTTTCTATTGTAGCATCTATTGAGGCGTCCATAGTCTTTTTAGTTTCAACTCTTTTTTTATCTTCCAATTCAGCATATTTCTTGTTTATTTTTTCATACGCCTCTTTCTGCAATCTCTCAAAATTAGCGGTATCAAAAGCAAGTCCCTTGAACCCTGCCTTGAATATTGCACTCATAGAAGCAAGCATTTTTTCAATATTTATAGGGAAGTTGACTATTGTCTCGGTAATCCTGTCCCAGAATTCCAAAAATATTTTACCGTAACTTTCCCAAGTCTCTCTCCATTTTTTCCTTGTTTTCATTGTCCTTTCAACAAGGTCGTCCGTTGAAATGGCTACGTCTTTTGTTCTTCTTTCAAGTTCCTTCAACTGTGTGACTACGTCCTTGCTGTCGCCAACAAAAGAACCGAATTCACGCCTGAGCATCAGGTATCCTCTTGTAGGTGATTGGAGAGCCAATCCAATCATTCGTGTTATCTCGCCCAAATCTTTCTGGGTTACCACCGATGTGTTCATTGCTATATTTAAAAGTCTTTGAGATGAGTTTATGTCGCCAGTATATTTTAGTAATGTCTGGTATGCTTTCAACGTGTCCGACTGAGTGAATCTTGTAACCTGAGATATAGTTCTGAAATAATCGTTGAGTTGTTTGCTTGTCTTATCCCAACTCGCCCCCGTTCCCTCAACAGCAAATTTCAACTGCTTCATTGCTACTATATCGTCATAAGCGTCCTTTATTCCAGTTCTAATCCAATTACTGAAAGTAGCAATAGCGTCATTTATTGATGTAAAAGCGAATTGTCCAAGACCAATCGCAATCAACATATTACGCCAACTGAAATTGAACTTTTTTGAGTTGCTGTCAATATTTTTCAAGTGTTCGGTAGTTTTACCAAGTTGTGCGTCAACTATTTCAAGGTTGCCTGTGTCTTTGTCAACTTTTACAACTATTCTCAGATTTTGCAGTTCTTCGGGCATATTATTCTCCGCCTTCTTTTTCTATGTCAATTCTGTTTGATATAGAAACGAGATATTCCAGCCTTTCTTTGTAGTCGTCTGGATTTTCCTCTTTGATTTTCTTATACATAGAGTATATTATGAATTTTTCAAGGTTCTCTTTCTTTGAAAAGTCAATGTCAAGACTTGACGCAGAAAAATCTTTATCTTCAAATTCTTCAATCCATTCCTTTACCTTAACTGTATCCATTGTAATTGAACCCCCCGCATATAATATCGCTGTAAAACTTCAATTTTTTATTTATTTGGCACACGCCTATGCATCTCCTGAACTTGTTCTTGCAATCATCTGAACACTTGTAACTCCTGCAATCTCCACAAAAAAAAATTCTGGACTTACTCTTATTGCTTTGTATATTTTGTTTCATTTTTTTAGCAACAAAGACAAGTCCAGAATTCGGACACTACTTGTCCTATAAAATTTAATACAGTCCTATATGGACGCACTCCTGCAATTTTTCAAAAAGTAATTGTCTTATAAGGTCAGGATTTTCCTTTCCTATCGTGTCTATTGTATCAAATATTTTCTCTCTATCAGTTTCACGCTGTGTTTCGTTTCCTTTTATATCAGGCAATATACTATCAAAATCAAGTGCCTTTACTTGTCCGTTTTCGTTTTCAAAGTGGTCGGAAGGGTTGCGTTCCTGTCCTGCCCTTGAACCAGTCAGAATGGTGACGTGTGACAGCGGTGCAATCAAATATCCCATCTCTATCAACTGCTCCCACGCAGGTTGCCAATCAGGGACATTGTGTCCTTCCCAATCTGTTCTTTCAGTCATACTTAAAGTTTCGTTATCAGGTATGAGTTTATGCAGGTGTGCCTTGTCAACGATAATTGCTAACTGCTTGTATTTAGCCCTTGTGCAACCTACTATCAGGGCGTGTATTCCGTTCTCAACGAGTTTGACATCAAGCAACTCCAAGAACTTGTTCACATAGTCGTTCATAACTACGCCTGTTCTGATTATTATGTTTCTCAGTTCCACAGTTAAAACCTCACAAGCGTCATAATCCCTATTTTTCCGTTTGTATTTATGCTTCCGCCGATACTTGTTTCTTTATATACTTTACAAGCAATTCCTAAATTAAGATAGTCGCCAATCTTATATTCAACCAAGCCAGTCAGTTTTTTGTCATTTACATTGCTTTGCTGGACAGGGATAATCGGTTCGGACTGCCTTGTTGTCGTGGTTTCCGAATACTCCAGCACTCTTTCCGCCTGCTTTATTTCAGGAGCGGTTGCGGGCGAATTGACCTCCACTCTCGTGGCATTATTTATCCGTGACGGTTGCACTACTGATACGACATCGTCCTCTGAAATATCTATCACTTTTGACGGCTTTTCGGGAACGGTGACTTTCCATTTTTTTGTAGTCGTGGTTTCGTTGACCTTCGGCTTGTTTAACGCTTCCTTTAATACGGAGTTTTCATCAATCGTTTTCCTTAGAGATATTTCCTTTGACCTATTAGCCAAAAACAAAATAACAATAACCACTACACACACAAACAATAATGCACCGAGTATTTTATTTAAGTTCATTTATTCCTCCAATATCCTGATATTTTATTCCATATCCATTTAATTGTTCTGATTATTTTGCCTATCCAATCGTGTTTGCCTTGCGTATAATAAGCACCAAAAAGAACAATCAATATAGTACTTACCCAACCTGGCAAGTTTAATATTTCAAGAAATCCTATTGATTTACCATTTACTGTTACAGGTTCGGTTATCTTTTCGCTTTCGGATTTTTTCGTTCCATCGGGATAAAAACTCTTGTATTTCTCAGTTGTCTTGACCTTATCACTTTGATTTTGAAATAGGGTTACATCTACTTTATCAACTTCAACAGCAGGACTATTATATTTGTCAAGAACTTTTATTACGGGTTCTTTGCCTGAATAGTTTATTTCCATACCTTTGACTTTGATAGCACCTGGCTGAACATTTATTGCGTCTTTTTCAACTTTGGCTTCTATTTTACCCTGAACTGCACCTGGTTGAACAGTATTACTGCTTACATTAGTATTTCTCGCGTCAAAAACAGTAACCCCTGCATCCTTACCACATTCAGGTAAAACACCGCCTAAAAGAAAAGGCAAAAATATTAAAAACCATAATTCTTTTCTCATTTTGTCGCTCCTAAATACACCCAATTTATTGCTTTCTCATAATCACACTTTTCACAGAACATATATTTTCTAACAAAGAACCAATGCTTCTCTCTCTTGTCTTTCCGATAAAAGCACAATGCGTCTTTAACTGTTTTAAGTATATGACCGCATTTTTTCATTCACTATTTTGGTGCAATAGGCGGAGTAGAATTATTTTCGCCAAGCAATTTATTGAATATGATTTTATATACACCAGAAGCGAACAAACCCGAAGCAAGACTAATTTCAAAAGATAGGTGCATTTTAAGAAGACCTATCGCCAACGCAACACAAACAGTTATTGCCTGTAATGTTACATCAAGATACAATGCTTCAAGTTTGTCGGGCATAATTGCTTTTACTATTTTTTTAATTACTTCCATACCTGCCATTGTAAATCCGCACAACATTGGGTTTACGTACTTCATAAATTCCGCCATTGCGTCCGTAATCATCTTTGTTAAATCCATTTTTTTATCCTCCCCTTTTTTTATTTTTTTATGAGAATTATGAAATTTATTACACTAATAATTAAGTTAAATAAAACTAACCAGCCTAAAATCTCAATTTCTGTGAATATAGAAGAATATTTACTTAATAATCTTAACATTTATTTTTGGTTTATCTTCATTACCGCTAATATAGATTTTATATCTGATTTCATTTCTGAAACATCTTTTTGTAAAACTTCTTTTTGTATCTTATCTTCAGTTTTATATTGTTCAAGGCTATCAAGCCTATAATTTGTTTTATTAAAAAAAGTCAGCCAGCCGATAAATAAAGCGAATAATGAAGCAAGAACCCAGCTAACAAAAGGGCTTCTTAAAATATTTAATAAATTGTTATTATTAACGTTGTTTTTTATTGTTTGAGTTTCATTCATATTATTTACTGCTGGTATTTATTATATATAAAGACCAGTCTTTATTTGAATATGTCGGTGTATAATTTCTATGTATAGTTCGTTCTACCATAGAATTATTTTTTTTACCTGTTATTGTATCATCATAAATCATTTCATAATATGTTGAAAGTTTGATAGCTTTATGGTTTGCTTCCAAATCTTTTAGTATATAATCATAAACAGCGTCAATAGTTATTATTACTCTTGTTGAAAGGCTTCCAATTACAAAATTTGTTTTTGTATAATGACATTCATTTAATACAGTCCATGTTGAATTATATACACTTTCAAATCTTGCAATAGGTTGACGTTGTATTTTACAATTAGTCATTAAAACATTTCCAATATTTAACAAATCATTTGCTGTTAAACTTGAAGGATACACAAGATATTCTACTGCAATAGATTGTGTAGATTTTATTATATAATCTGCATATAATAAATTTGAAACTAAACTTAGTAAAATTATAAAAATATATTTTTTCATATTATTGCATAAGTATTATTTCATTATCGTCAGGATTTAGAGTTACAGTCGGTGCATCATTAACAAGTGCTTGTATTTCCTGTTGCGACATAGCATAATTGACTACATAAAAATCATCATAAATTATATCTCCGCTACTTGCAAAAGGTGTCTGGTCATTAAATAAAGTTGCAACTACACTATCATTTCCGACATGAGAATTGACGCCTGCGTCTGCTACAGCTATAGAACTTACCATAACTGTGTCTATATATAAGGCTACTTTATCATTGCTGTCAAAAGTATAGTCAATATGGTGCCAAACACCAGAAGTTATTTGAATGTTTGTATCGGCAAAATTATTTACGTGTTCTTGCCATACTAAAAAACCAAATTCTTTTGAACTGTGTGTATAATGAGGATAACAAGAATATGTGTTTGGTGCAAGCCTGAAATATAATTCAGTTCCTGCTGGATATGAAGTATAATATATCCAAAATCCTATAGTAAACGAACTTATTGAAGTTAAACCAAAAGAAGTATTTACTTTGGTTACCGCATAACTTGCTTTACTGTTACCATAAGTTCTTATTCCTGAACCGTATTTGCCTGTAACCCAAGAAGTTGCAGTTAGAGTTATTGTATCGCCTGAAACAGTATCATTAGCAGATATACCGCCATTTTCGTTTAAGTTCCAATGACGTAATTTTCCTCTCTGCGTACTGTCATCAAATTCAATACTAAAAAGTGTTATGGGAATAAAAAATAAAATAATAAATATTATTACTTTTTTCATTTTTATTGTCCTACAAGTTCACTATATTTGACATTTATATTAGTATTAAATCCACCTATTGTGCTTCCTATTCCTGTAACTAAAATTGTCACAGGCGTATCTTTTGCTATGTATTGATTTGGTGACAATGTATTTGATTGTATTGTTCCGTTAACAATAGTCAATGTTCCGAGTACTGTTCCCTTTAATGTTCCTGTTGTGACTGTGATTGTCATATTTGCACCAGTAGGTGCAACTTCGCTATATGCGGTTATTTTAGTTATAGTATATGAAGTTTGTAATACTATATATTTTGAAAGATTTACTATCGGCGTGGAAAATGTTACATAATATTGTTTAAATAACGTATCACTTGGAAATGTGACAGATGATACAAATTGTCCGCCAGGCATATTTATTCCAGATGATACGTTTACAATTGTTGTTGTAACGCTGCCAGTAGTGATAATATCAGAATAAACATATACACTTGTGGATACAACTACAATATCTTTTCTTACACCGTCAAATAAAGGTGTAATAGCAATATCAATATATTTATTTCCGTGTCTTATATAACTAATGCTTGCACTTGACGTAAAATTCCCAAAGTTAGCATAAATACCCTGTTCAAGATTTACAGTAGAATTTGTATTGCGTAACATAATTGCGGCAGTATTTGCTAAATTGCTTGTTCTTAAAAAAAGAGTGGGTGTTGTTCCGTTATTAGTTACAGTGCAAGAACCTTCAATAGCCATAAATCCGTGAATTATTGTTGTTCCTGCACAAATACCGTAACTTCTTGATAAACTTTCGTTGCATAAATCAAGCGTGCCCATTAAAACCATTCCGTTATCGTCTATTACAGTTCCATTTGCAAGTGATACGCTGGTAGCACGAATTACAGCATACAATCCCTGAAAATTCAAAGGTATTAAAACTATATGGTCACCTAAATTATCACCACCTAAATCCACCCCTGCATAACTAACACTTGATACTAATAAAATCAATAACCCAAATAAAAAACATTTTCTCATTTTTATACCCTCTTTTTTTACGGTCTTGAATATCCCCAAATTTTATACGGCATACTTGAACCTGCAACTACATATAAATTAAATGTCGGTCTATCTAATCGTCTTGGTATATTATCAATATTTTCTGATGTTTTATCAAAAATATTAACATTATTTCCGCCGTTAATATTATATTGATTTACTGCTCCGTTTGTGTTTGAATTAAATGAAATAAACCAATATCCTGCTACTTCAAAAGTCGGGCTTATTGTTGTAGTTGTAACCGCTATTCCAGCTAAATAAGTAAAAGTTGAAATACCTGTATAGTTATAATCCGTTACTGTTGTCACATTTAATACATAGGTATTTTGCGTTGTAGGGAAAGACGTTATAGTGACATACCAGTTCCCACTCTGGCTTGAACCGAAACTTGCAGGAAAGTTATTCACGTTTGCGGTTACGGTTGAACTGTTTGCGGAAATATTTACCGCAGTCGTGACACTATTTACGCCAGTCACAACGGAAGTATCAATCACAGTCACGGGTTTTGTCTGGTTCTGAATATCAACTGGAACTAATATGTTTGAACCAGAAATAATATTGTAAACCGTCCCGCCTTGCTGTAATCCGCCTGAAACAGTAGGATTAACTAAATAAACCCTCGTAGAGTGTGTTGACGAACTGTTGCCTTCGTATGTCAAATTCGCTATCTGTTCGGTAGTGTAATTTGTTCCTGCAATAACAATTCCTGCCGAACACATCAAAATCAATACGCCTAAAAATAATCTTTTCATTTTACATTCCTCCCACTTAATACGCTGTTATGATATTTGTTAAATCTATCTGCAATGTTTTCGCTCCGCTTACGTTATAGTATGCGTTGAATGTAACGCTTGCTCCGAGCAACCCGTCAACTTCTCCGAACGGATACGCAGTGTAGTGAATTTCTTTAAGGTCTATGTCAAGTTGGTTGTAATAAGTTGCTTCAATTAAAGCACCAACTAATGAAAATTTAAGGGTGGCAGAAGTATTTGCAAGGAATTTTGTCCTGTCGGCTTCGGTAGTGAAATACACGGTCATAGCACCCGACACAAGAAGTTTTCCTATCGTTAATACATCAACAATATTCTGGCTTCCACTTAATACTCTTAATGGAACGCTTTGGTTGTCTATCGTAAGAGACCAGTCCTTTATTGCGGTGACATTAGGTGTTGAATCAATGGTAACTGTGTTCTGGTAGAACATAAACGGCTTCGGGTCAACCCAAGTCGGCGAAAGAGAAAATCCTTCCGCATCTTCCGACTTGAAAAGTATGTCTGCGTCCATCGTGGTTTTTCCGTCGGCAGACTGTGTTATCGTTACCGATTTTACTACCGACAGAGGATATTGCTTTTGAACCAAACTTCTTTCAATGTGAAATGTAAAACTCTGATTTTGGACACTTGAATTATTCTTTAATATTGTATGTTTATATGCTAATGTTCCTGGATGGGCAGTAGTTAATGTCCCTAAAAGAGAATAAAAAATCTCTCCACAATTCAAACTCGTGACATCCATTTTACTTATTCTGCCTGTCCCGTCTTTTATGCCTGCTTGCGGAGGGTATCTTTCAAAAATTCCCCTGACTAAATCATCTTCTATCAGGCTCAATTTATAGTCAAATTCGCTGTCTCTTGCTACTGCAATATATCTTGACGGAATTACCGCAGTTCCTCTCGTTCCTTCTTTTCCTAATGCAATGTATTTACTCTCAATCGGATAATAACTCATCTTACTTTACCTCCTCAATGGGTTCTTCTGATAATAGACCTTGCGGTTTCAGTATTTCTATTACCGTTTCGTCTGTTACTTCCTGTCTCTTTTTGTAGAAAAACACTGTCGCTTGATGTGTTACCACGCAATCCTCTACTGCATAATATTTTTTGATTTCGTCTTTTTCGTTTTTTTCCTTGTCTTTCTTTTTCATATTTTTTACCTGCTTGTTCTTAAAGTTACGAATTCCACTTCCATTGTTATCTCCGCTTCCCTGTAAGGGTAACTCACTATGCTGTAATTCGTTGTTAAGAACTGAAATTTTAACGCTTTCCCGTTCAGGTCTGGATACGCCTCAAGTGTGTTCTTTATATCTTTTTCTATATCCATTATTCCTTGTGCAGTCGTGTCTCCAATTATTTGTTTCGTTATCCCGTAAACGTCCAGAACTATGTATATTAGGATATTCAGTTTTATCCTTATATGGTTCGGGATACTATACCTATCCTCTGTGCAGGTCTGGGGTTCAAGGTATATAATCGGAAAGTTGGCGAAATCTTCCCTGACGCCTTCCGCTATTTCCTTCACGTAATTCAAAGAACCAGAACCTGCCTGTGCGTTTTTTAATATTGTTACGACTTGTGTCCAGATGTCCTCTAATTTCGCTACCGCCATTTATTGTCCCTTGAATACCCAATCACTTGCTATTTTTCTTATTCGTTCCATATGCAACCTTCTTATGTAAAGGAACGGTCTTGCTTGTATGACGCTTTCGGGCATATGCTTGTCGTGTTTTTTAACTTTAACTTTTTTCGGTATCATCGGTCTTCCCCAAGCCATCGTTTGAGTTCTAATGTGAGCCTTCGTGTGCAATATCCAGGGCGAACTCACTCCTCCAAATTGGTGTATAAATCCATATCCCACATTTGTTCCAACTGTCGCATATTCATCTGTTGCATTAGGAATTATATTTGCTCGCAAATACCCTGTATCCTGTAAAATTTTCGGCTTTCCTTCGCCTTTTCCTTTTCTTCTTAACGCTATTGTTAGTGGACTTAGTTCTTTCCATTTTTCTTTGTCCGTTCCTTCTTCACTGAAATTCTGCATAATGCTTTGATATATAACTTCCGAAATTCTCATCAAGGGAGTCTTCATATTATTTATTCTGTCCCTTGTGTCTACTAAATTTTTAACAATCTTTTTTACAGCCTCCTTGTCATAAGTTATGAATATCCCCATTATTTCAAACCCACCACGCTTTCATCAATGTTTGTGTCGTCAACTGTCCAAGTGCTTCCGTCGTCAAGCGTCATAATTCTCTTTACGTTTTTCGTTGTGGAATCTATTGCAAATCTTGAATCTCCTCCCGAAGGGCTTATTATTACTCCTGTGGAAGTTGTAAGTCTGATTTCATTGCTTTCAATCTTAGAAAGAACTTCGTCAACCCATTCCTTCCACTTATTGTAGCCCATCTCTGGACTTTGACTTGGGCTTGGCGTCCTGTTTTGGTATATATCTCTTAAAACTGCGTATCGTGAATAATTTATACAAATAGTATCAACTAATACTGCTGTCTGTAAATCCGCTCTTGTGTATCCAAGTTTTATTAACCTTGCTTCTACATAGTTTTCCGCTTCATCTATCCTTAAATCAATATCGGTATCAAGCCA